AATTATTTGCGCGAACCTTGATGTTTTACGCTAATGTGTCTAACGATTTAAACCAAGGACTAGCCGTTAACAATGATTATCGTCAAATTGGTATTATAAGAAATCCAAGAGTTCACAATCGTGATAGTAGGTTCACTGGTATTATTGGCTCGGCGTGTTTTATCGTAGATGCTACTTCTGTGAATAATCCCGCTTCGCCTTTGACCACATATTTTAGTCGAGATCAAGACGTTTTTGTAACTAGAACTATTAATGGGAATGCCGTTGATAAAAAATATAGAATAGTTTCTCTCACAGAAAAATCAATATTATTACAGTCTTTGGAAAACGATACACCGTTAGTCAATGACATATTTAAACGAACTGAAAATCAATCAACAGTTTCGTTTCAAATTAATTCAGTGGGCGACCCAACTGTCGATAAATATTCTGGTCAGTTATTGTTTATAGACAACAACAGAGCATTTACGCCATCTTCTGAGCAGACCGTTATCCTTAGAACATCTATAAGATTCTAAGATAAATAGGAAAAGAATTTAACCAATTAGGATAAAGTTAGAATGACAATCAATTTTAACACTGAACCGTATAATGACGACTATGACGCTGAAAAAGATTTTTATAGAATTTTATTTCGTCCAAGTTATGCTGTTCAGGCTAGAGAACTAACTCAATTACAAACAATTTTACAGAATCAAGTTTCTAGATTCGGTGATCATGTATTTAAAAACGGCTCTCAGGTTATTCCAGGATCTATCAACGTGGATGATAAAATCCACTTTATTAAGTTAGAAACTACGTATAACACAGCTAACGTATTGACTTATCTATCATCTTTCCGCGATAAAATTATCACTGGTTCCACATCTGGTGTAAAACTTCGCGTTATTGATACCTCTAATTGCGAATGCGTTGTCGACCAAACTTCTATTCCAACGCTTTATTGCAAAATTGAAAATACTGCAGAAGACGGTACAACTAAAAGATTAATTCCAGGAGAAGATGTTATCGCTCTGGAAGCTGATAATCAGATAGAAACTAATTATAAGCTAACAGAAAATCAATCTGATGATCTCGGTGCCACTGTTAGATCTCTTGGTGATCTTGCCGAAACCGCTACAACTTATACAAATAACCCATCTTCTGATGTACTCGGTTTTGCATATGGTGTAGACATTAAAGCGGGTATCTATTATGTTGATGGGTTCTTTGTCAGAAATTCTGAAAAACATCTATACATTGGTCGTTTTAGTCCAACAGTTTTTGGACTAGATGAAAACGACCAACCTCAAACATCATGCAGAGTTGGATTTAAAGTTATTGAGGATTTAATTGCTCCAGAAGATGACGAAACCTTGTTGGATAATGCGCAAGGATCGTTTAACTTTGCTGCTCCGGGTGCGCATCGTTACAAAATTTCTTTGGATGTGGTTCGACTTCCATTAAATTACACACCAGACAATATTCGCTTTATTGAACTTCTGCGAATCGTTGATGGTAGAATTCAAAGAAAAGTCACCACCAGCTCTTATGCAGAGCTAGAAAAAACTCTTGCTCGCCGCACGTATGATGAGTCTGGTAACTATGAAGTTAATAAATTTAAATTATCTGTTCGCGAACACTTAGATAATGGTTCCAATTTTGGTGTATACCCAGAAACACCTCAAACTCCAGTAGCTGGTGTGACTTATGGAGATCCTGATAAGTTTGTAGTTGTTGTGGATCCAGGTAAAGCATATGTTCAAGGGTATGAAGTAGAAGCTGTAGCTTCACAATTCGTAGAGTTAAATAAAGCCAGAGAGAATTCAATAACGGGCGACGAGGGTGGTCATATTTTTAGATTGGATGATCAACCAATTCCCACACAAAACGGTAACTATGTTTTAGTTAAAAATCTATACAAATTGCCAGCAGTAGACTCTTTCGAACGAGTTTATTTGGTTAAAAAATTAAACGCAGTTCCAGGCGCAGCGCCAGCTTCATCTGATATTGTTGGAACCGCTAGAATAAAGGGTATAGAACTACACTCAGCCGATTATACTGCTGGTACATCTACTGTATATAAACTGGGTCTTATTGATGTTAATATGTATTCCGGATTCTCTTTCGAGGCAGACGTTAAACAATTAACAGGAACTGATACAACTGGTGTTTTTACTTGTGACATTAATCCTTCCCCATATACTTTGTTGGGCTCAGCTACGACCAGCACATCTTCTCAAACTGTGACTGGAGTTGGAACAAACTTTGTTAGTTCTATTGTGGCTGGTGATGTGCTATATGTTAATAATGTTTTAATCGGCACAGTTTCTACCACCCCGACAAATAACCTGTCATTGACATTAACAGCTAATGCTGCAGCGACGGTTAGTGGTGGTATTATTAGTATTTTCCGCGCTGAAATTTTTGAAGCAGAATATGCATCTTTAATTTACAGAGTTGGTCCTCAGTTCGTTAAAACTCTTCGCGGATGGGACGGTACTGCCGATACTCAGAAAAGCACTCAAGTCACAGTTAGAAGAATATTTTCTCCATATACTGTTGGGTCAACATTAATAGCTGAATTTTCATTAACTAACACTAATGAGTTTTTCTTATCTGATTCAGATCTTTCTAATTATCTGCTAATTAATAATTCAACCAATTTACCCGTAAACATAACAACATCAAGCATCACTTTCGATAATGACACAAACAGAAAAACTGTAACATTCTCTGGTTTAACGGATGGAGTGTCGTATAGTTTGATAGCTTCAGTGTTGCAGATTAATTTGGCAGGACAAGAAAAAACTAAAACGCTTATTTCTAATTTTGAACAGACTATAACTGGTGCCAAATTTGTTACTAGCAATACTGTAGAATTGTCAAAAGCGGATGTTTTAAGAATTAAAAACATTTATATGACTCCAGGGAATTACAATGCGTATAGTGATTCTGGAAGAGTTGATATTACAGATCGATACACATTAGACGACGGTCAACGATCTGCTTATTACACTAATTCAAAATTAGTTCTAAAACCAGGATTCCAGGTTCCTTCTGGTGCTATTAAAGTCGTTTATGACTATTTTCAAGTTTCTGGCAGCGGAAACTACTTCTCTGTAGATTCATATTCTACCATCGATTATGATTTAATACCGAATTATTTTACGATAGATCCAAGCACAGGTAAAAAAACAGAAATCTGTTTGTCTTGTGTTCTTGATTATCGCCCAATCATCGCTGGCGATAATACATGGTATCCACAGTTACCAAAAATTGGTACTGATGCTAACGCACCAATCGCGTTCTATGTTGGTCGTCAAGACAAGCTAGTTTTAGACTCAGTTGGTCGTTTTAATGTCATTCAAGGTGTGCCAGCATTATTACCACAAGAACCAGAAGATCCAAAAGAAGGATTGGTACTTGCTTCCATCTATATTCCACCATATACCAAGTTTGTAGATTCCGTAAAAGTTTATCAGCGCGACAATCGTAGATATACCATGAAAGATATTGGTAAATTGGATCGCAGAATAACAAACTTGGAATACTATGTTTCTTTAAACTTGCTTGAAAAAGACACAGCTACTTTACAAATTAAAGATGCGGTGACTGGGTTAGATAAGTTTAAAAATGGATTTATCGTAGACCAATTTACTGGTCACGGCATCGGTGACGTTAAAAACACAGACTATAAGATCGCGGTAGATTCACAAAATCGTCAATTAAGACCGATGCATTTTACCACAGCTTTAGATATTGTAGAAGATCTCGCTTCTGGTTCTGCTCGTTCTAGTGCTGGGTATCAAAAAACTAACGACATTGTCACTTTACCATATACTGAATCTACATTTATCTTTAATAATGTATCGTCTAGATCTATTGATGTGAATCCATACAAGATTGGTGCCTTTAAGGGAGAAGTTGTTCTTCTTCCTGCAGGAGATAACTGGAAGGATACAGAAAGAAGACCAGATCTGATAGTGACTGATGATAATAACTATGATGCTATTAGATACCTAGCAGAAGAACTCGGGGTAACAGGCACTCAGTGGAATGAGTGGGAGACTAATTGGACTGGCGTATCAACGTCAACGAATACTTGGCAAACAGGAGATCCTTCTCGTCGCCGCCAAAATGTCACCGGATTTCAGACCACAATCACAACTCAGACTGGAACACAGTCAAGAGAAGGTATTTCAACCACATTACAATCAACTGTTAACTCTCAAGATTATGGTGATCGAGTTGTAGATATGGGGTTCACCCCATTTATGAGAGCTAGACCTATTGTAGTTGTAGCTAAAAATTTAAAAGCTAATACTAGATTCTGGGCATTTTTTGATACTGTTGCAGTTAGCGAATATTGCCAACCAGCAGATTCATTTAGGGTCACCAAAACATCTGGCGCATCACTTATGAGTTTTGCTGACTCTGACCTTCAAAATAATGTTCTGGCAGATGATCCTAAGAGAGCATATAACGGACAATTAGAACCAGCGTTTTCCGTAGGCGACGTTTTAACCAACCCAACACACACGGCTACAAATATTACAGCAGTGACAAATTTAGCTTCACCTGCTGCGTCGTTTAATGTTACTGTCGCGAGTTCTTCTGGAATACTTCCTGGACATCATGTTGTTTTATACAACTTAGATTTCCACAATGCTAGAACTGATAAAGATCTATTTGATCTAAGTGAAAATCAAAGTATTCCAGAATCAGTTGGTATAACATCAACTACATCTACTTCTAAAGAACTTAATCTTAAGAAATTTAAGGTTCTTGCTGTTAATTCTAACACAATCACGCTAGGCAATATTGATGGCAGCAACGTCGCAGCATTCAGCGCGTACAATACTGCATCATACTCTGGAAGCAATCGTGGCAAATTGCTGCGCCTGAAGGCATCTGCTGTTGTGGTTTATGACGGCTTTGTGTATAGCTCAGACGCTAATGGGTATCCTTTAGAACAAGACATCCGCGTAGTAAACATTAAAAATGGTTTTGCCGTCGGTGAAATTTTAACTGGTTCAGTTTTAATCAAAAACACTTCTTCATACAATACCGTAACGTTGTCTTCTATTAATGGGTCTACTTCCACCCCACCAACTATGAAGGCAGTTGGAGATGCAATACGCGCTGATATTGATGGTGCAGTAGTTGCGGTGTTTTATCTGCCAAATAATAATTCTATTAGTTTTAGAACTGGTGAAAGAACATTTAAGTTAATCGACAATATTAGTAACAGCGATATTGATTTTGATTCTAAAGGTTCCGCTGTTTATTACTCACAAGG